GACGATAAAAAATTATTTGATAATGCAATCAAGGTGCTTGTTAGTCCTTGGGATAAAGGTTTTACTTGTGGTATAATTATGGATAGCAGAACAAAAATGACCACAGAGCAATACGAATTATGTTCTACAATAGCTAGAGGCATGATAAAAATGGCAACTACTGACCCTCATTCAACGTTTCTATGGGGACTTCGTGGATTTGCTGATGATAAAAATAAACAAAAAGATAATTTAACTATTAGTGCAGTATCAGAGTTTGATGATGAATCTAATGTGGTAGATTTTCTTGAGTTTTTAAAACAGAAACGGGACAAGGAGTTAAACTAATGGCAACGCACTTAGTTATAGGTGATCCTCATTGCACACCTAAATCAAGCAATGATAGATTTCTGTGGGCTGGTAAACTGGCTGCAGATATAAAAGCTACTCATGTAATATGTATGGGTGACTTTTGTAGTATGGATTCTTTATCCTCTTACGATAGAGGTAAGAAATCTTTTGAAGGTAGAAGATATGAAAAAGATATTGAGCATTCCCATCAAGCACTTGCTCTATTCAATAAAGGATTAGGTAAACATAAACCTAGAAAGATAATGATTCATGGTAATCACGAAGATAGAATAGATAGATTTGTAGATGAGAATCCTGAACTTGAAGGTAAAATGAAAATATCTGATTTACAATTTAAAGAACATGGTTGGCAAGAAGTTCCATTTAAACAGATCAAAGTAATTAGTGGAGTTCATTATGTTCATTATTTACCGAATGGTATTATGGGTCGTGCTATCTCAGGTGAGAACATTGCAAGATCTATTTTAAATAAACATAAAGTATCTGCTACTGTAGGTCATTGTCATTTATTAGATTATGCACTATCTACTTTGCCAAATGGTAAAAAGATTCAAGCATTATCTGCTGGATGTTATTTGACACATCATGAAGAATTTGCTAAAGATACACAGCATATGTGGTGGAGTGGTTTAGTTGTTAAGAGAGAAGTTTCTAATGGTTCTTACAATGTCGAAACTATTGATACTAAAGCAGTAAGGAGAGAGTATGGTAGACTTTAGAAAAGATCTTGATCATCATGATAATGTAAATTCACCAGCACATTATTTACATGGTAAAAAAGAAACTATTGATGTTATAAAAGATTGTATGACAGACGATGAGTATCATGGGTATCTAAAAGGTAATGTTTTAAAATACGTTTCTAGATATAAATTTAAAGGTGAGCCATTAGAAGATTTAAAAAAAGCACAATGGTATTTAAATAAACTAGTAAAGGAGGTTGAATGACACACGGAAAAAAAATGGAAATGTATGGTAGGATATTGGCATTGCAAGAAACTATGTTACATGTGCAAACAAAAATTAACAAATTAAATGAACAATTAGCAGATATAAAATTACAGGAGGCAAAAAATGGGAGCAGTAAAGCAAGCAATAATAGAAGTAGATGATGCAGTGTGTGGTTGCCTAAATGCAGGTAGAACACTTAATCAAACTATAAGAGACTTAAGAGCAGAGTTTAATAAAAGAGGTAAAGAGAATCCATACTTATTAGATATAGATTTAATTGAAGATAAGTATTATCAATTTAGAGGCGAATAATGATTAAAGATAAAATTATAAATGCTTTAAGAAAAAAATATGAAGCAGATATGGAAGCTGCATTAGCAACAGTTGATATTTACTTAGCTAACTCTGTGGGCATAGGAGAACACCCACAACACATAGAGGAAATAGATAAATTATTATCTAAATACTGTAGTGCTAAAGAAAAATTAGAGTCTTTGATAAGACACTATGACGATAAGGAAATACCATTTTAATAACAGGAGGACAAATGGAGAAAGAAAAGCAAACACAACAAAAGCCAAACCCTAGAACTTACAATATAAGTTCAGAACAACTTATGGATATAATGAGATACTTAATGTCTCGACCATATGCAGAGGTAGTAAAACTTATGAATATGTTATCTACTCTAGCACCACAATCTAAAGGGGTCAATAGCAATGACGGAAAAAAATAATTTAGATAAGTACACGGGTATACTATTTGAATTAAAAATAGGTCTTAATAAAAACAATGCTATAGTTATTGACTATGGTGGAAAACCTGTGGGTAAAATTAGAGAAGCTCTAAAGGGATATCCATATCATGGTAATCTATGTGCTGCTGTTATTAATCATGCTAATAGTGTAGGTAAAAAATTACAAGATGATATTAAACAACTTATACAAAAAGTTTAGATATTACTTTTGGCATAATCCTATCATGGATAAATTAGAAGGTTATGCTAGTAGACTAAGTAACTGGTTTTGGCAGAAGCGATGGAGTGATAGAAACTTATATCGTTATGACCAAAAAAAAAGACCACCTGACTAATAGTCAAGCGGTCTTGTGTTGCCTGCGGGGAAGTCTATTAATTTAGGCTTCCCTTTTTTATTTTAAATTATTCATTTGCTGGCTTAGTGTGTTTACTTTAGGAACCAACATATTGTCTGTTTCAAGCACTGCCTTAATTTGATTTTTATATACACTTAAAAGTTTCTCAACATAATTAGGATCTTGTGCATACGGAGACATACTCTTAAACATTGCTTCAACTCCTTTGCCTTGTGCTTTTCTAACATCTTCATACCTATCATCAGTTGCTAGTAGATTTAAAAAACCCCTAATACTATCCTTCATATTATCATACCTTCTTAAATTAGCACCACCTGTAGTAGTCATAAATTTATCTGGATTATCTTTCATGTAGTTTGAACTAGCATGCATACCGTGAAAATTATTAGCTGCTTTTGCAGTAGGTGCACCTTCAAATCCAAATCCCCTTGTCTCTAAATATGCATTTGTAACCCCCAATGCAACTGGTGCTTCTCTTTGAAAAGAACCTTCAGGAAACTCTTGTTGTACTTCTCTATATGCTTTAGTATACTCTTTTGTTTTTGTTATGTCTGACATAGCTATAGTTGTAAATAAAATTGCACTAGCAATTCCAAGCACGAAGTGCTTTATTAATTCTAGAATTTGGATCATTTGCTGTTTTTGCAGAAGTTAATTTCTTTTTCATCCCTTTCATTCGGGCACAGAAACTAGCTCTACGTTTGTTTCCTACTTTTTTACTAGGTGCTTTTAAGTTACCACCAGTAGCTCTATTATAGCTAGCTCTACCTTTAGCATTCAAACCACCTGAGGGATTTTTACCTTCTTTACGTTGCCATGCGGGTGTCTTAGCCATTATTTTTTCCTTGCTGTCATCTTAGCTCTTCTAAAATTAGCAGCAGTTGGTGCACCTTTTGCACCTTTCTTTTTCATTTTACCACCACGTTTTCTTTTAGCATGTATGTTTGCGTATAATCCTTTTCTCATTATTTTTTTCCTTTTCTTTTAGCTCTTAACATAGCAAAATCTTTCTTAGTAAGTTTACCATCTTTGTCCATGTCTAGTTTTTTTCTTTTACCTTTTACTTTTTTTCCTTTTTTCATTTTTCCGTAATGTCCTGGCATTTAACTATACCTCCTGTATTGTTTTACCTTCTTTGCAATCCCTTTGGGTTGCTTCACAAATTGTTTGCCCTTTCTTGTTCCTTTTCTCTTTGCTCTTGTCGTTGCCGCATACTCTGCAGATGAGAGTGCCTTGATCGCTTTTTCGGGTAAATACCGTTCTCCCGTAACTGACGACTTCTTGCCAGATTTCGTTCTCCATTTCTGTTTCCCCCATGCTTTTAAACTTCTTTGACTTTTTGCAAGTGCCATTATGTTTTTCTCCTTTTTCTTATTGCTTCCTTACCTTTTTTAAATATGCTTGCCACCTGCGTCTTACCCATAACCTTTGCTCTTTGTTCACCGACTGTAAGTATTTGGATTTTTCTTGCGTAAGGTTTGTTGATTTTTTTAACCTTTGCCACAGTTTTGCGAGCATCCGTAGGTGTCGCAAACTTAATTCCAACAGTATCTTTAGGGTTTTCATCGGTGTACAATCTCCTACCAGAGCCTTTAGGTTTTTTACCTGTACCTACTTTAGGATCTTTTTTTTTTGCCATTTTTATCTATAATACTTTTTAAAGTTTTAGCTTGTTTAGCATGTGTCTTAGATGCTTTGCTTAAACCTTTAATAACTTTTTTTAATTTTGCTCTTGTTTTTTTCATTACTTATAGCCACCTCCAGCTTTTTTATAAGCCTTAGCTAGTGCTTGAGCTTTTCTCGCTGACCATTTGCCAGCACCTGTACCATGAGATGCTTGTGCTTTAATCCTATTAAAGATTTTTTTTCTCATACCAGGTTTTGTATAATTACCTGCTTTATTTACTGTGCTTTTCTTTTTCATTACCTATCTCCTTATATTCATAATCATAGCTTCCTTCTTGATTTTCATCAGTAATCCATTTAGAAGTATCTTCTACAGACCAAATCTTAGTGTTTACTAATCTATGTATAAGGGGTTTCGATGGATCTGCTGCCATTGATGGGTCAAAGATCCTTAATCTATTGTTGGGTTGAATTGCATAGTTACCATCATCTAATTCTATTACATGTCCACATTTATGTTGATCAGGTTTTTCTGCATAACCATAATTTAATTCATTAAAATCACCAGCACACCAATCAATTGTAAATAAATATGTACCTTCTCTCTGTTGTTTTCTTCTTGAAGTATATATCATTTTACATCCAGCTAATTGATAAAATGTAGTTACACTTACATTATAACTAAATGAATCCCATAACATTAATTCATTTAATGGTAATTCTTTTACACCTGGTTTTGTACAAAATGCAGATATAGGTGCTCTCCACCATAGCCCACCATCTGTCATCATATAATGAAATAGAGGTACTTGTTTTGGTATTGAACTAAAACCAAATACTACACACTCAAAGTATTTATCATGAGAATCTTTTTGATCTCGTAGATAATTACCTCTTACAAAACATTCTATTGGTGGTATGTTTGCGTTTAAATACATATTTACTCCTGATCATCATGCCATCTTTCATTTATTTTTGATGCCATCCAAACAGCTAACGGAATACATAATATAAATGTTAATTCCATTGAACGTTTAATTGAATAATCAAAATAATGATTTAGCATTGTTGTTATTAATATTGGCACACACCCTCCAATAAGCATTAGTATTGCCATTCTATATTCAAAAGGTGGTTTACCCATTATTCAAGTATTATTTTTTTAATACTTTTCTGACCAAGATATATTTCTGTCTCTGCTTTAGACTTAATACATTTATAACTTACACTTGGATTATAATCTCTTTCTGCAACTCTTTTACCACGTAAGCAGGTTGCCATATTTTCTTGAATTCTATGTTCTTTAATTTCACCATTAATAAACATTAAGAGTGCAACTACAGTTTCTACCATTAGTGTTTTCCTCCGTTTGCAAACTCTCTTTGTTTGTCTTTTAATCTTTCAATATCATTAACAGCTTTTTCTACTTGTTTTTGTAAAAATTGAATATTAACTTTATTGTGCATTCCATCTTCAATAGCTTTATTTAATCTATCTACGGACTTATATAAATCTTCTACCAACATGTAGAGTTCCGCTTCTCCAGATGATTTACCTAATTGTCCTCTAGGGTATTTAATTCTAAACTCTGTGTTTTGTTCTAAGTCTTTACCCATTAACTCTAATTGTGTTGAATGTTTATTTAAAGTTTCATGCAAACCAAAGTATGCCCAGGTTCCAATAGCTACCATCATAATTAAACTTGCAACTGTTTTCATCGGCATCTGTACGGCTGCTGATTCCGATATAGTTAATGGTTTCTTAGACATTAGTTTGTTAGTGGATTTTTATTTGATTCTTTTAGCTCTTCAATTTCTAGTTCTAAAACTTCAATTGTTTTTTTTAATACAGCTATATCTTTTTGATTCACACCCATCATTTGCACAAGTGGATCTGGATTAAAAGGTTCTGCAATGTTATTTACTTTTTCTTGTATCTCACCATATTTAACAAAGCCAGCACCTATTGCACCAAGCACTCCTATAAGTGCTGCGATACCTGCTAGTTGTTCTTTTATTTTACCCATTATTTAACACCTCTATTTCGTTTAATAATTGTTGTTTTCTTTTTTTAATATTAATTAATTTTATTTTAGATTGTACTATAGGATCTTTAAGTATATAATTACCTAAAGTAACATTTTGATATATTGGTTTATCAAATATATTTAATTGATCTGTGTATACTAATTTTTCTTTATAGAATGGTACATTATAAATATCAATCATCTCATTATTAACCATTGCTTGTAACTTAATAATATTTTTTACTTCTAAATTTTTACCAATATCTTTTATATCAGTATCTACCTTTGCCATTTTAGTATCTAAAGATACAACTTCTTTAGTTTCTACAGATCCTGACTGTGACTTAGCTTCTGTTGTCTTTGTTTCTCCTGACTTCGATTGTACAGTTTTTTGTTCTTTACTACTCTCTTTCTCAGTTGTGGCAGTTTTAGTAGGGCTGCTATTGGATTTCTTTTCTTCTTTCTTTTCTTCAGTTTTCGTTGTTTCCTTAGAATTGCTAGTCGTGTTTTTAGGAGCATTTGAAGTTTTAGTTGCTGTTGTTGTTTTAGTAGCTGCAGGTGTTGTAGTTGTTTTTTGTGCTACTTGTTGTTTAGGTTGTTGTGATTTTGTTGAAGCCGTATTTGTTGTAGCTGTAGGTGCAGGACTAGCAGGTTGTTTATTTGCTGGTGGTGCACTTGTTGTCATAGCTGTTGGGGCTGGAGCTGCTTTAGGTGTAGCTGCTGGTAAGGGTGTTGGTGGGGGTAATTTAGCTGTTGTAATTGTTTGTGTTGTTGCTACGGGTGCAGCTGTAATCATCGGTGTAGGTGTATTAACAATTGGTGCAGCTTTTATTTCTATTATTTCTTCTTCTATTATAACCTCTCTTATCGATTCTGTCAAGTTTTTTGATAGGTTATGAAGCTCTTGAGTAATACTTTCTTCTATCTCACTATTGTCATAAGTCATAAATAGATTAGCACCTAATAAATTTGGACCACCTAAATTGCCTGGATTTACTTGACCATCTATACCTGTCCATTCCCAATTAAATTGATTAGCACCTGTATTATTAAATATTAAAGTATCAGTATATTTAAATGCAGTACTACCATAACCTGCGTCATTGTTTCTTATTTGATTTGTTTCAGATAATATACTATTATTAGAGTCTAAAATTTGTATTTTAGTACTATAACTATCTTGACCAGACCCTCTATTTCCACAAGCATATGATGAACTAGCCCATTCACAGTTTTGTACTATAGTATTACCTTGTAATGTAATTCCATTATTTAATTTATTTTGATTAGTTGTATCATTACCTGTAGTAATATCTAATAATGTACTACTATAGGACAATGTTCCAGTACCTGTAACTTCTACCTCAGAACTAAAATTAGTAGCATTGTTAGATGTAAAATTACTAAAAGAATTACCTATCTTATCAATACTATTATCTACACTTTGTGCACTTGAAGCACCCTGTCCTGCGTTGGGGAGTAAATTACCTGTTGTTATTTCGTCTGAATTACTTAGACTTGTCAGTAGAGTTAATACTAGGCAGCTTTTCAATAATAATTTCATCATGCTTTTTATCTATTCTTTTAATAACTTTTAAATCTTTAACGTACTGATTATAGTCTGGTCTTAATTTATCATATTTTTTCCAAAGCTGATTAGCTTCATTACCAATTTTACCTTGATATGGACAAGGAGTGCCTGCATGAATCATAGCTTCAAATACTCTAGGGTCTTGGCATAATAAAGCAACTGCTGCAACTTTCATACCCATACTATCTAATTGTCTTGATAGTTTAATTCTTTCACAATTTTCATCTCTAAAAGATTTACCACCCGATACTCCTAAACCAAATGTTTGGATACCCATGCTAGCTCCTGTAGAACATACATCAATACCTGATGAATTTACTCCTGGGGCATATGCTGAGGGTGGTGCAGATCTTATATTGGAAGTGGTTGAATTTGTTGTTGTAGAATTTGAGCTACTTCCTGATTGATAAGTAGTACTAGATTCATATCCACCTTCAATAGCAGTATTAGAGCCACTCACATTTGATTGAGTGCTTCCTGCATGTGCTAGGGTGGTAAATAATAATGTAAATAATATTACGAGGGTTTTCATTTTTATGTATCTGCTTCTTCAGGTTTAATTTGCATACAGTCAAATTTATAAAATAAACCTTCACTGTTAACGTTTTTTCTTCCTATTTGCTTTAATAATTTTTTTGATTCAGTATAGCCTTTTAATAAACAAGTATATTCATCCTTAAATTCTGTTGGATAAGTTAATGGGGGTAAACATACAGTATTTACACTGGAGCATAAGACTAATACTAAAACTACCTTCATTAATTATTTAGGTAAAAATTTATTGTATTGTTCTACAATCCAATTTATAATTTTATTCCAAAGATTTTTTATCTTTTGTATTATTTTTGTCATTTTGTTTTTCCTTTAATTGTATTAATTCTTGTTGGGTTTTCTCTAAGTCTTCAGTAACATACTCTAGTTTCTGTAATGTTCTTTTATTAGCAGAATCTTTAGCTTTACCAGCATCTTGCAACTCAGCTACTTCTTGCTTGAGTATTCTGATTTGATCTTTATACTCATTAATGAGATCCTGGTATTCTGATTTAGACATTATTTTTTTCCGTTACGGAAAATCTGTGTACCTTTTATGCCAAAAATGCTAGCTACGACTAAAATCCACAAATTTGTGAACCATGAAGGAAGCGTTGAGAAGTACTCAAAAA